GAATCCTGCTGCCCAATCCTGTGGCAACGATCTTCAGCCTGTGAAACGTCTCCTGGCACCCACGAAAGCTCTGCAAAAACCACATGGCTTGCCGCTGTCAGCGTTATTCCAACCCCAGCTGCACCGATCGTGCCGATAAAGACATCTGCATCACCTGCTTGAAAGGTATCGACAGAATGTTGGCGATGCGCTTGATTGCAGTCTCCGGTCAGTGTAACCACGGTTTTGCCAACCGCCTCCAGGCCAAGCTTGATACCCTCAACGACATCTTTATGGTGGGCCATCAAGACAACCTGATGGTCAATGTCTGTCAGGTGATCAATCACGTCGTCAACCTTGGCCAACGCCATCTCGTGGCGAACACCAGACATTTGCTCAAAGGAAACGTCGTCGTAGGTAGTGTCTGATACCGCGTCAGCCAAAGCATCAAACTCTTTGGTAAGCTCCCCGCTGTATGCCTTGCTGGGCAAAACTATTACCTGACGCACTTTTGATGGCAGCTCTTTAAGCACTTCGTCTTTTTTTCTTCTAATCATAAAAGACTGGCGCAACCTTCTTTGCAGCTCGTCTAGGTTTGAAGAGCCACTAAAATCCCAGCCGAATCGGCTTTTATAGGCGCCAGCATACTTTCTTGCAAAATTAAAGAAATTGCCGAAAGAATCATGGTCCAAGTAACCCGCTATCGGCTGTAACTCAATTGGCCTATTGGTTATCGGGGTGCCTGTAAGCGCTAATTTGCGCTTGGCCTTGATGCTGACAGCCACAACCGTTCGCTTGGCTTTAGGATTTTTAATCTTATGCACTTCGTCCATGATTACCATGCCCCACGTCCTAGACTGAAGCGCTTTGGCGTGTTTTGTGAGGACATCATAATTAATAATAACCACGTCAGGATCATTCGGTATGTGCTCGCCACCACCGTTAACTACATTGATCGTTCGCTCAGATACAAGCCATTTGACCATTTCGTTCTTCCAGTTGAGCTTTAAAGACGCTGGGCAAACCACTAAGACCGTATTTGGATTTGTGGCGTTTATTGTGCCAATTGCCTGAATTGTTTTACCCAAACCCATCTCATCCGCAATCAAGCAGCTTTTTCTCTTCAAAGCATAAGCAATGCCAGCCTTTTGAAACGGTAGGTAAGCTAAGCCGTCTGGCACAGGTATTTCCATGTCTGAGCTAGTGGCCGCTGACTGCTCAATCGCCGCGTTGTCGTCCACAAACTGGGCGACCAGCCAAGCGTCATTAATCTTAATGACTGTGTAACCAGCTTTTCTAATGGACACTTTCTTGACCTTCCAGAGCGCCCAAAACTCAGGCGTAGGCTTGGCGGTTTTAAGCAACCGGCCGTCCGACTGCTTTTCACCTTTTGACCAATTTAGATTCAAGTCCATTTCACTGACCCGCTTAATTAATTGAGAGCTTGATTATATAGATCGTGTCGTTATGTGCAAGTTTTTGTACAAAGATAAATCAGGCATAAAAAAAGGGGCCCGAAGGCCCCTTTTAGTTAACGCTTAATGGTAATTACGCACCTTGCGATCCGTAAATTCCACGCCAGTCACTCCACCCCATCGAGTAGCGCTCGCGAGCTTTGTACCGAATGTTACCGGTCGTGAAGTCAGGCTCCATTGACGTCTCCATCGCGCTGCGCTGGAACATCTTGAGGCCTTCGCCACTCGATGTTACAGACGTAAGCAGAAAGAAAGCGTCTGGGTCTGTTAGATAATGATTTACGGTATAACCGCCGCTAAGAACACCAGTGCTCTTAATTGCGTTCAGGTCATTATCAGCAGATCCCGGCCGTCCTTGTGAGTTTAAGATCCTGTCAGCCACAAAAACCAGTTCGCTAGGAACTACAAGTTTTTCTGCCTGGACAGAGATAGTCAACCCTCGGTCGTCAGTAAAGCCGCCTATGTCGATTAACGCATCTTCAAGGCTCGTCTCGTTGAGATCTGCCATTGATGTAGCTCTGTTCGCCGCTGTGCCACCGCCCGCTAGGACGTGCGCAGTATTAATCAGAGATACACCATCACCGCCTGTGTAAGACGAAGAAAATGCGTTATTCAATACGTCGGCACCCTTGACTTCTTTGGTGTTAGCCATCGATTTCGCCAGTGCTTTCGTGTATCTTTTACCCAAAGAATCGTAGAGATTATCCTCTACTGCTTCCTCTGTTAAAGCAAATGCAAGCGCGATTGTTTCGTGCGTGTATCTGCTTGTATAACTTTCAGTAGCCTGGTCGAAATCGACCGAACCGCCTTCAGTTTTCGTTGGTGCTCCGCCAAAGCCGGTCACAAGAACCTCTTCCTCGAAGGCCCGTTGAGAGTCTTCTGTCGCAAAAATCTCAGCGTACTCCTGAGTATACTCATCATACGACATTCCGAACAAGCTGTTGAGGCCCGGCTCAAGCTCCTTAGCTAATTGTGCTCTTGAAATAGCCATTAGTTATCTCCTATGCCAGACCGGCAGACTTAACACCGAATATTGAGTTTTGAATCACACAATATACGTTGGTGTTAGATGAGCCGACGTCTTGATTATTGGGATCTTGAGAGATATCAAACACTTTCAAGGGTAAGGTAGCAGTTGTCGCACCGGTTGATACATCGACTTCATCACCAGAAATACCAGTTTTGGTAGACCCGGCGTTGGTCTTTACGACATCGAAGTTGCCCAGCAAATCTGCCACTGGGAAGGCTTCGTCAGCCTGGATTTCATACACAACGTCAGGGCTATCAATAATGAGAGCTATGATGTCTGAAGCAGCCGTACTGGCTGGATAATAGTTTTTAAAGACCTGTTCGCCTGATGTTGGGTCCGTGTAGGAACAGCCGTTGAATACTCCAACCAAGGGTACGGTTCCGCCAACAGCGTGTATTTCTACACCACCGCCGGTTACCTGCATAACCAAGTCGCCTTGGAAAATACTCGTACCATATGAGGAAGCAATTCTATAACGTGACTGCCCGCCATTATACGGGGCCCCACCAATCATTTTCACAGGTTTTAGTCCAAAAGAAGCGTCTTTATTCGCCATTTTGTCATCTCCTATAGATTATTGGTTAAGTGCATATGCACAATACTTAGTTAGTTATTTCTTGCCAAAGGTTACGCTTGAATCCCGCTGGGGATCATACTTGACGTATGAGCTATCTTTCCGGCTTTGGTTAAAAACACTGTTGTCCAAAGCCGATACTGCGTCGTGAGATTTTCCTTGATAATATTCACGTCGCTCTTCGATAGTTTCGTTCGGTATTTTTGCAAGCAATAGCCCTTCATTATAAACGATGCCAGCGTGCCGGCTATTATCGTCCGCTGTTGGTAATTGCCAATCGCTAGGAAGATCAGTACCTCTGACGAGTTCCCAACCTTCTCGTAAACGTCTACTAACGTTTGCGCGATCTTCTTGTCCCAACATCGACTCCCTGATCCAGCGATATGTAAATCCTGGTGGAGCCGGCGGAGTTTCTAGCTTCCTTACTGGTCGCCACGGTTTCCTACGAGTAGTTTTATCGTGCGTCTCGGAATCACGAGAGTTTCTGCTTGGCGCTTTGGTTTCCTGAGTCATTACATTGCCTCCCTAGAAGCTATTCTTTGTTTTTCAACTGCAACCCGCTTCAACCAAGCATCTTCGCTCATGTTGTACGGCTTCAAGCCTCTAAGGCGCTCTACTTCTGACTTGGAAAACGTAACGCCATCTTTCTTGCCTTGTGTTTTTTGACGACTACTGCCAACAGTAGCTGAAGCAACTCTTTGCACAGAGGGTTTAGCTTCGGCTTGCGCGTCCTTATTTACACTTGCATTTTGCAGGTGCGGGTACACTTTGTAAACACGAGAGTTCAATTCCTCATAGTATTCATCAGAATCGGGCTCGTGCCCTTCATTAATAAGATTGTAGTGCTGGAAATACGCAAACTGGGTAGCCTCCAAATTACCCTTGTCGTCGCCGTCGCCATACCACTTGTTTTGCTCATACCAGCTTAGAGCTTCTGTCGTCGGCTCCGCAGCAGGTTGTTGTTGTTGCTGCTGCTGCTGCTGTTGGGCTTGAGCGCCCTGTTGCTCAACTGCCTGATTATATTGAGCTTGTTCGTTGCTCTGCCTGTTCTTTGCTAGGCGAATTTTTTCCTTCTGGATGCTCAGATCGCTTTTTAAGGTGTCAGCCTTAGACATCAAATCAGCGTCGCCACTTTGAACGGCCTTCTTATAAAGATCGTCAGCTTGGGCTTCTTTCGCGGACATGGCTTCCTCTTCTTTCAAAAGGACAGTTCCTGCTTGCGATTGAGAATGGCTGCGCAAAGCCTGTATTTCAGCCTCTCGTTGGTACGCAACTTGCTCAGCAACTTGCGCTCGCTCTTCAGCTGCTCGAGTTTTAGCGTTTAGCTTATTGATTCTTTTTGAAACCGACTTGGTATAGGTTTCTAGCTCTTCATCTGGGCTAGACTGTGCTTCTACAACAGCATCGTCTTCAACACTAATTTCGATTTCTTGTTCTTCAGCTAGGTTTGTATTTTCTATCATATTAGACACTCAGTATATCATCAGGATTTAAGATTGTGGCGATAACCTCATCATCGTTAATAATTCGGACTTCTGCGCCATCGTCCAATTTAAATCTAGCACCAGAATAACGGCCTATGAGAACCCATTGTTTCTCTTCACACCATTTTTCTTCGCCATATTTTTGCTTGTCGCCGTAACATAAAGGACCTTGTTTCACGACATAAGCAACCACGGTAGCCAAAGCTTCTTTATCCATGGTAGATTTTGTAAGTATAATTCCGCCTTCTGTTTTTGCTTTACCGCCGTAAGGCAATACAAGCATTCTCCATCCAGTTGGTTGCGGCATACGATTTAAGGCAGACTGCTCTAAAATTGTAGGGTCCAAAACCTTATCATCTATATCTACATACGCATCTAAAACTGTTTCTGATTTCGCCATACTATTTTTCCTTATTAAGTTCCTTTAATTCGCCTTCGATATAGTATAACGCATTTAGCTCACCTTGCAAAAATTTATAATGTTCTATACTTTCTAGTGCTCC